CGCCACAGCTTTGCCCTTTCCTGCAATTCCAATGTCAGCGGACCGGTTTTCGTGTTGACCTCATAAGCAAAGCGCCTACACAGGCTCTCCAGCAACATGAGCTTTGCCCTTTTCCATGATTTCGGATAGGTGTCGATTGCCGCCTGGATTTCCTCGTCAGTAAGCGCCGTTGTGTCAGAGAGTCCATCCACCATTACATCGCCCAGTTCAAACCTCATACGATCCTTTCCAGGTTCTTTGACATTTGCCGGATTATATGTGTATGCACCTTTCGCCATTAGGTATCAGCCCCCTCCGTATTGGTTCCTATGGTTGCGTTACCGCCTGTGGATTCGTTTGTACTGCCGGAAGTGGAGAATATGTTATCTGCCTGCTTTTTGGCGGCATCCTTGATTGTTTTACGGGTGTCCGCCGCATGAAGGAGTATCAGGATATTCTCTGATTTTACCCCGGTGATCGCCTCAGCTCCCTCCGTGGCGTTCATCTGCATAATTCTGAATACCTGCTGGATTTCCTCCGGAGTTGCCGGAACTGCGGTCTGCTGTTCATCAGACTCTCCTTTGACGGAAATCAGAATCGTACCATCGTATGCCCCAGGCTCCGTTTCCTTCAGTTCCGCCACATACGCCTGCATCTCTGCAAGCTGATCCTCCTTTTTCTTCTCTGCCTCTTCCACCGCCTCGGCAATCATCTTTTCGACCTGCTCCTGCGTAAAAAGGGAACCGGACTGTGCGCCCGATCCCCCCTCGCCGTCATTCACAATGTTAATTACACCGTACTCTTCCTGCCGTTTTGCGTCTGCCACAAGATTTTCCGGTATTTCGTCACCGATGAAGAACTGCCGCCCGCCAAAGCTGCAGGGCTTTTTTGCAATCAATCTCATAGTGCGCCCTCCTTACACGGCCTCTGCAAAGAACATAGCCAGATCATCCGCCGTCTTTTTCATATCAGCTGCCATAAGGCCCTCAATGAACTCAGCATGTGTGCCGTTCTCTCCAGGGTAGCTCAGAACCGGCATGATGTTGCCATTCCCCAGCATATCCCAGGTAAAGATATAGCCCGCAGAAGGCTCGTCAATGGACGGAGTATCTGTCGCATAGGCCAACAGGAAAGCATTCGGGTCGCCAATGTACTCCATCTTTGCCGCCTGCCCCAGCTCCGCCTTGTTCATAATGGACCTCTGCACCGTGATCCGGTCAATCTCAAAGAGCTGTGCCAGCACATTCAGCGTAACAGATGCAGGATTTGCCGTAGAGCCGCCATATTTTACCCTTTCCAGGATTGCCGGATGTCTCTTCAATGCGTTAAACACATTGACGCCCAGCGCCAGCCTGTTCGGCATACGTCCGGTAGCCTCTTCCATCTCTGTTTTCTTCTCGTCCACAAAGGACACAGGATCGGAATTAGCATTGCTGAACTTGATAAACTGCCCCGATGTAGTTGTGGTGGAATCGACACCGGTAAACTCCTGGCCCCATACACCCTTCTTGAAGAACTGGCGGGCAAACCAGGCGTCCTGATGGATATTCGCCTGCCCTGCCATCGTCTTTGTCCTCTGCTGTTTCGGGTCTGCTGTCCTCGGCCCCATCCTCCGATTGAGGTCTGTCTGCCTGATCTGGTCGATACCCATAATCATCTGGTCCACCACGCAGGCGTAGGTTTCCGTATGCTCGGAAAGCACTGCCGGATCGACCTTGCCGTATGCCGGTTTTCTCTGCCAGTTGTCACGCAGCAAATCCTCCTTGTCGAAAATATAATAATTGTCAGAGGACAGCGAAACCGGGCAAATCGGGAAAATCGTCTTTGCAAAGCTCCTTGCGTCACTCTGGTAGTATGCCAGCGCCATATTGGAGAGCGCCGTATGCGGTCTGAAAGCACCCTTTGCAATATCTGCCTGGATGCTTGCTGCTGTTCTTTTAGCCATTATCCTTTACCTCCTTTAAGCCTTCTGATATTTCGTGATCTGCACTCTGCAGTATTCATCTTTTGCAACCGCCGAAAGTGCGATACCTACCACATAGTTGCCGGACTCTGCCTTGACGGCCAGGCCGCTGGATGCTGTGACTTCATCCCCTTTGGCAATTTCGCCACCAGACAGAACATAGCCGATGTCCTTGATCTGGATGTCAACATCATCACCGACATTCACTTTGCCGGATTCTACACCGGAAATATCATTGATGCCGGCCTCAATCAGTGCAATCCCCACCAGGACTGCGGAACCGTCTGCCGCCAGGACAACATTGCCGTCCTTATCGTATGCCACGATCCGGTTCCTCGCATCCGCAATCTCCGCCCCGGCCTGCTCCACGATAGTCACACTCTGGTTAATCTGTACTCCGTTGAAATTTCTGTTTGCCACTTTCTTATCCTCCTTCCTTAGAATCCTGCCTCGGCCTCATATTCAGCCATCAGCTCCGGATTGTCCTCCCATGCCTTTGCCATTGCTGAGGCATAATCCAGGGAAGAATCCTTCTCCATATACCCTTTTGCAATAGCCTCAACCTTTGCCTCTGCCGCTCCGACTGCACCGGAACCGTGGCCGGACTTGCCGATCTCGGAAAAAGCACCGGACTTTTCAACCGTGGCTACCGCCTGGTCCAGAACAGCGATCATATCATTGTAGGCTGTGCCGCCTGCTGCTCTGAGGCTCTTAAACAGCGGTACCAGTTCATCCTCTTTCTTGCCGATGATGGCATACTTCTTCGCTACCTCGGTAAGCTCCCTGGCCTCTGCATCCTCACGGAATTTCTTCAAGCCTTCCAGTTCTGCCCTCACTGCCGGATGCAGGCCCTTATAGATATTGTCCTGTCCGTCCTCCTGTCCTGCGGGTGTTTCCTGGGGCTTTTCCGGTGCGGACTTCGTTACCGTCTGCTCTGCAGGAGCCGGTTCCTGCTCTGCGGATGCAGGAGCCTCCGCTGTGTTGCCGCTGCCGGGATTGCCTCCTTCCTCCACGCCACAGCGCTTTTCGATGCTTTCCAGGAAAGCTCTCTCCGCATCTGTCAACTTACTCTTGTCAATCTTCATTCCCATTTCCTCTTCGTCTCCTTTCGGGTTTTCATTATTGTTTGGTCCAGTTTCCTCGGATTTCTCCTTTTTGGTATCTTTGCAGGCTTTTTCGATTGTTTCATTCAGCCTTTCCACCGCCGATTTCATAATCTCCAGTTCTGCCTCCGATACCTCTTCGCTTTTCCTGACAATGCTGGCCGACTTGCCGCTGGACCACTCCTTGATTGACTCCTGTACTACCGCATAAAACTCGTCAAGACTTTCCTGCATTGCCGTTGCTGCGCCGGTGCTATCCAGTTCTTCATCATTCAGAATCGAGCAGAGGGAAGATTGCAGGGCATAGCAGGTGTCCCACATTTCATCAGCGATCTTATAGTTCTTTACTTCGTTGATTTTCTCATTGAAACTCAGCGAATCGCCTTTCTGTATTTCATCTATTGCACTGTCGATTTCCTCCTGGTTCATACCCGCCGCTTTCCCGATAAAGCCAAACAGCCTTTTCAATATGCTGCCGGTACCTTTTTTGTGATCCTCTTCTGCGGTCTGCGTTTCCCCGTCTCTCCGCTTTAACATTCTGATGTGAGCATCCGGATTCGCACCTTCGTCCACAAAATCCACTTTCCGGATTTTGAGGTTTTTCAGTTTTGTTGCCACTTTGCTGCCTCCTTTCCGTAGATTTATAAAGCAAATGGCACCCGTTTCCGGATGCCGCTTGATTTATCAAAAAATATGTGCTACCTACGCCCTTTTTACGGTTCCATAGGTAGGATTATTAGGTTGGCGCTGCTGAAAAACGCAATACACCCCGTTTTTACAGGCTGTTTTCGTCCTCCACCTTTACCCTCTCGGCCTCTCCCTCAATGGAGAACATCTGGTAGGTTCCGTCCTTGACCTTTTCCCAGACGTCTTTATCCAGGACCTTGAAACCAATCCACCAGCCGATAGGAAGTGTGCCTGCCGGTATTCCCATAGCCCGCATTTTTTCCTCAGTGAATACCACACTCTCAATCAGAACAGCGGCTCCGCCTCTTTCGTGCATTTCCCCGCCCTCACGGTACAGCAGCACAAACTCATAGGCTGCATTTTCCAGATCCTCCGGCTCAACAATATCCTTTTGCCAGTCCTCGATCACTTCCCCATCTACACGCATAGAAACACTCGCCCATCCAAAGGCAAGCATCTTTTCATCGTCAGACTTCATAACCTTAAACCGGCCTTTCAAAACTCCCTCCGGTTCTTCCGGATTGGTTCCGACAGACTTTTCGATATAGTCCGAAAATTTTTTCATCCTCTCAATCACTTCCTTCCCATAGGTGGATATTCCTCAATGTACTCAATCGCACACGCACACCTGGGATGCGCTGGCGGTAACATATGCTGCCCTCTGAACAGCGACCTGCCACCGATATTGAAATCCGAATCCATTCCAACCTCTGCACCCTCCAGTGACGCACACAATTCGCATACTGCATCATCACCAGATGTACTCCACCTTTTTTTCATGATTCCCAGGTATCCTTCTGCCTGGGCCTGCCTTATTCCCTCGTCAGCGCCCCGATTGTATGCAAAGGCGCTTTCTGTCTGAGCAATCGTCATAGCTCTTTGCCGGTGTTTCCTCTCTGCATACTTCTGCGTAGCGTCAAGTGCCTTTTTCCGTATGTTTTCCGGTTTCATCCGGGGATGCTCTTTTTTCAGTGTCGCCACGATATTGTCATAAAACCTCGTAGTTGCTTTTGCATCACCCTCTGTCAATCCAATGCAGGGACGGATCAGCCTGGAGAGTTCATCTACCGTGTGGCCGTCACGCATTTTCTTTGTCACAAGTGCCGCAATGGCATCTTTCTGCTCCTGAGTGCAGACTGTTACAAACTCTGCACCGCGCTCGCTGAGCCAGTTCAATATTCCAGGAGCCTGCGTATTAAATTCAAATGCAAGGCCGTCAAGAATAGGCTGCCCTGCCGATCCGGCTGTGATTGCATCCGTCCATAGATTGCTGAGCCGGTTCGCCACCAGCACGGAATAATCCTGCGTCCAAAGCTGAATCGTTTCCTGGCTGATTGCGCCGTCTATGACCGCCTGCCGCAACTCCTGGTATGTAATCGCATTTTGCTGATCTTCCCAAAAGCCGCACAGGATTTCTACCGGCTCCCCGGTAACAGCATCACTCTCCAGATATTCTTCAAGCCTGCGGAGAACTTCCTTGCCATTCTTAGTCTTTACTTTCCTAACCCTTTTCGGAGCAATTATCCGGAATCCCATGCGTCACACTCCCTCCCCAGCCGTTTTTTTGCCTCTTTTGCCTTATCGTCCGGGATTTCTTCACCGTCCTCGTTTGGCTCGGTGCCTGCGGCTGTTTCCGGCTCTGGCGGCTGGTTCTGCTCCTGCTGATCCTGCCTTGTCCGGTCAAGCTCCCTGGTGTCGGAGGTTCTTTCCGGAAGATGCCCTACCTGCCGGATATAATCCTCCAGCCCATCATCCGGTACCAGAACGCCTATGCCTGTCATATCCTTGATAAAGGTCGCTACCTTTGTGATGTCGGCATCCTCAATATCCCCATGCGTCATTTTAGGGTACTCTGTAATACCGACGAAATGCTTTCCGTTTATGTCAATCAGTGACGGTATGCCCTGGCTATTGAATGTCTCGCAGATAATATCCAGAAACGCTCCTATGGCAACGGCAAACAGCTCCGTCTTGTCGGAACTAAGCGCCCAGCTGCCCGTCTTATCATGCCCCAGGAAAATAAAATCCGCTAATACCGTCATTGCAATTCTGGTATCGTAGCGGTTTATGATGGCATTTGTATCAAACTGCCTGGTACCTCCGGAACTGAGCAATTCCAGCTTGTATCCTCCCGGAAGAACTACTCCCTCCATTTCATCACGGCGGATGTTCTTAACCA